ATTCAATGAAAGCTCTTTGAGCGATTACGACCCTCGAATTGACGAGGCTATCCAGTTTTTGCGTCTGGCTAACGATGCCGACACAATGAATCGCCAAGAAGCATTGGAAGATTTGAAGTTTGTCAACGGCGATCAATGGCCTGTTGAACTGCAAAACAGCCGCAACCTCGAATCTCGCCCTGTGCTGACGATTAACAAGCTGGATGGTTATTGCCGCCAAGTGGTCAACCAGATTCGCCAGCAACGCCCTCGCCCCAAAGTGCATGGCATGAACAGCCAAGCAGACGAAAAAACCGCGCAAGTCATCCAAGGCATCATTCGCCACATTGAAGCCAATTCCAATGCTGATAATGCCTATGACACAGCCACAGATTACGCTGTTCGCATGGGTTGGGGTTATATTCGTCTGCGTACTGATTACGTGAGTGACGACTCATTTGACCAAGAAATCTACATTGAGCCGATTGATAACCCATTTACGGTCTATTACGACATTAACTCAATCATGCCTGATGGGTCTGATGCAGAGCGTTGTTTGATTACAACAATGATGCGTAAGGCTGATTTCAGCAAGCTCTACCCTGATGCCGAAGTCACATCGTTCACACAACGCGGCACAGGCGACAGCCAATCGGAATGGATTACCAAAGAGGATATTCGCCTTGCTGAGTATTACTACATGGTGCGTGAACGTGCCAAACTGTATATGCTCAGTGACGGTTCGGCTACTTTTGCGACTGACAAAGACTTCTTTAAACGCCTTGAGAACATGGGCATTGAGATCATTGACGAGCGCGAATCGGTCAAGAAGTCGGTCAAGTACTGCAAGCTGACAGCTAACGAGATTCTTGAGGAAGGCAAATGGGCGGGTAAATACCTACCCATTATTCCTGTTTACGGTCGCCATGTGATTGTGGGCGATAAGCGCAAGAAGTTTGGCATGGTGCGTCACGCCAAAGATGCACAACGTATGTACAACTTCTGGCAAACCTCATTGACTGAATCGGTCGCCCTTGCGCCCAAAGCCAAGTGGATTATGGCTGAAGGCCAAGATGAGGGGCATGAAAACGATTGGGCACAGGCCAACATCAAGTCATTCCCGCTGTTGCGCTACAAACAGACGGATATTGACGGTCGTCAAGCGCCACCACCTACCCGCTTGCAGCCAGAGCCACCTCCTGCTGGCATTTTGGAGGCCACAGGTCTGATTGACCAAGATATTAAGGTCTTAATGGGTGTGTTTGACCCTGCTCAACTGAAGCAAGGCAACATCTCAGGCAAGGCTTTAAACGGTCAACAACAGCAAGTCGACCTCAACAATTTTGACTTTTACGACAACCTGTGTAAATCGCAGGCTCAAGTGGCTCGTGCCATTCTTGACCTTATCCCCAAAATTTACGACACCGAGCGTGTCATGCGGATTATTGGTGATGACGGTAAGCCTGAGTTGGTGACGGTCAACGAGCGTGATGCCGTGAACAACCTCATGAAAAACGACCTGACTGTGGGTCTTTACGATGTGGTGATGGACACAGGCCCAGGCTACAACAGCAAGCGGCAAGAGGCTTTGGAGACAATCACGCCTATCTTGTCGGCAGACCCGCAGCTTATGTCTCAGATTGGCGATTTGTGGTTCAGGAACATGGACTTCCCTGGTGCAGACGTCATTGCAGACCGCTTGGCTACGCTCAACCCATTGTCTAAGATTGACGAAAAATCGGATGTGCCACCACAAATCCAAATGGCTATGGCTCAAGCTCAGGCGCAAGTACAAGAAATGCAGCAGAAGATGCAGCAAATGGAAGTTGCCATGAAGCAACGCGCCGACATCGAGCAAGTCAAGCAAGACGCTGAAACTAAGCGTGAACTGATGCGCCAGACAGCCAAGGCACACAATACCGAGACAATGGCAGAAGTCAAGGTCAACGACCAGAATACCCGCGCCATTACCTCACAGAACAAAGTGGAGATTGAAGCAATCATGGAATTGCTGCTTCACCACATGGACACCAAGCGCCTTGAGAAGGAAATCCAAGTGCGTAATGCGGAACAATACGCTTACGCAAATCAGGCTAATCAAGACATTGCAAATCAACAAAATCAGTAGCATAATGGCTACTAAACCTTACCTGTGAGGTACACAGGGTTAAATCGTTGGGAAACGTATGTCCGAAAACCAAGCAGGTCAAGTATTGACTAGCGAAAATGCGGCTGAGTTCTATGCACAAAAACTGGGTTTAGCCCAAACAGAATCCGAGCCTGTGGCTGTTGTTGAGGAAACTCCAACAGAGCCAGTATTGGATGATGTTAGTGGGAGTGAGCCAGAGGAAGCGAAAGAGGAAGCCAAGCCAGAGGGTGAACGGAAACAGAATCCGAAACTCGAACGGAGGTTTTCAGAGATTACCAAGCAGCGTGAAGAAGCGCGTAAAGAAGCGCAACGTGAACGTGAGCAAAGGCAAGCTCTGGAAGAACGTCTAGCGGCTCTTGAGAGACAAACACAGCCCCAAAAGGCTGCGCCTGTTGACGAAGAACCGCAACCTAGCCAGTTTCAGGATGCGTTTGAATATGCGAAGGCTCTTGCAGAGTATTCGACAGAAAAAGCGCTTCAGGAACGTGATAGGCGTGATGCTGAGGAAAAAGCTGCTGCCCAACGACAAAAAGTTTATGAGACTTGGGGTCAAAAGGTACAGCAAGCCAAAGCAGAATTGCCTGATTTTGACGATATGGTGGCATCAAGTGACGTAGTTGTAAGCGACTCGGTACGTGATGCGATTCTTGAGAGCGATGTAGGCCCAAAAATCCTGTATCACTTAGCCGAGAACTCAGACCTCGCCAAAAAGATTGCTGGTATGACGGAAAAAGCCGCCATGAAAGAGTTGGGGAAACTGGAGGCAAGGTTTGAAGCCAAGCCTGAAGAAGTAAAGCCTGTGGTTAAAAGTAAAGCGCCAGCGCCAATTCAACCGATTCGCACTGCGGCTGGAGTAGCGGATGTAGCTATTGACTCAAACGGTCAATTCCACGGAACTTACTCACAGTGGAAAGCAGCACGAAAACAAGGTCGGATTCGCTGACAGACCCTTTTTTGTTCATATTTAATTCAAAGGAAATGAAATGAGTAACCAACTCCTAACCATTTCCAAGATCACCAACGAAGCGTTGATGGTCTTGGAGAACGAATTGACTTTCACTTCGGAAGTTGACCGTAACTATGATGATCAATTCGCTGTCGTTGGCGGCAAAATTGGTAATACCGTGAACGTCCGCCGTCCTGGTCGTTTCATTGGTACTACTGGCCCTGCTTTGAACGTTGAAGATTTCAACGAAACTTCAGTGCCAGTAACACTTTCCACTCAATTTCACGTGGATACACAATTTACTACGCAAGATTTAGCATTAAGTTTGGATATGTTCAGTGACCGCGTGTTGAAACCCGCTGTCGCCGCTATTGCCAACAAGATTGACCGTGATGGTTTGTCTATGGCTGCGTTGAACACCGCCAACATCGTTGGTACTGCTGGTACGCCTCCCACTGGTCTGATTACTTATCTAACCGCTGGCGCTTACCTCGACAGCGAAGGTGCTCCTCGTGATGGTCGCCGTTCTTGCACCGTTGAGCCTTTCACATCTGCCACCATCGTGGACAGCTTGAAAGGTTTGTTTGTGCCTCAAGAAGCCATTGGCGAACAGTACCGTAAAGGTCTGATGGGTCGTGATTCTGGTGGTATGAACTGGAAAATGGATCAGAACGTTGTTAGCCAAACCTTTGGCAACTACAACGGCACTGCAACCATCAACACTTCTACCGATACTGGTATCTTGACCTCTGGTTGGGCTTCTAGCTCGGTGTTGACCTTGACTAAATCGGGTACGTTTACTCCTAACGTTGGCGACACTTTCACTATCGCTAACGTCTATGCAGTTAACCCCCAAAACCGTCAAGCCTACGGTAGCAACAAACTGCGTAACTTCGTGGTGAAAGCTATCTCTGGTAACAGCGTTACTGTGTCTCCTGCTGTGATCTCCGCTGGTCAATTCCAGAACGTGAGCATTACATCGGCTGGCGCTTCTGCTGTGACTCCTTTCAACAGCACTGGTGTCGTTTCTCCACAGAACATCATCATGCACCGCAATGCGTTCACTTTGGCTGTGGCTGATCTTGAATTGCCAGAAGGCGTCCACTTCGCTGGTCGCGCCTCTGACAAAGAGATTGGTTTGTCCATGCGTGTGGTTCGCCAATACACCATCAACAACGATAGTATCCCTACTCGTCTTGATGTGTTGTATGGTTGGGCACCTTTGTACCCTGAACTCGCTTGCCGTGTTGCAGCCTAATCTTCAATAAGGAGTAAATAATCATGGCTTTGACCCCCACCACCTACACCAACAATGGCCCCGCCGTTACAACCAGCCCTCACTATCTGATTGATGGTGACAGCACAGACGGAACGGCTATCGCCCCTAACGGTGGCAAAGTGTCTTTCTATGGCGTTACCGCTGTGGTTCAACCCACTTCCGCTGGTAACACCACCACTACTGCTGCTGGTTCTACTACTGCTGTGTACACCAACACCACCTTCCCAGGTGCGTCTGGCTCAACAGCTTACACAATCGGTGACATCGTTACCGCATTGAAAGCTCTTGGTTTGATTGCTGCTTAAATAGCAAAAAAACCAATCAGGAAACGCCCTTTATTGGGCGTTTTTTGTATAATCACTTTGTCTTTCTGAAAGGACGCAAAATGTCATCTACGACCGTAACTCGTGGCAATGCCCATGAGACTTTCTACATCACTCCCACTCTTAACAACGCATCCAATACTTTGGCTGCCAACACTACCACCGCTGTGACTTACACAGTGCCTGGCTTGTTGACAACTGATTTTATTGTTGTCCAAGGTGTGATTGGTACTCAAACCGCTGGCGTTATCATTGCTGAAGCCGATTGCACTGCTGCTAACACTTTGCAAATCCAGTTTGGCAACTTGACATCAAACGCTTCTCTTGTGCCTGCTAGTGGTCAATACGTCATCCAGATTACCCGTCTGGAAGGCCCTGCACCTGTGACTGCTGTCTAATCATGGCTGGCTCAACCGTACAGCGCAATTCGGGTCAAACCGTTGCGTTATCTGTGACCAACACTGCACACTCTGCTGTCCAGATCGTTGGTAACTACACTAACGACCAAGTAAACTTTGCTTCATTCCTCAATACGGGCGCTGCTCCTATTGCCGTGAAGTTTGGTACAACTTCGAGCGTTGGTGCTCCTACGTTTCCTTCAGACGGAACGAATGGAGACTACGTATTGCCTGCTGGCATGACTTCACCTTTGATCTTGGCAACCCCCCAAGCGCCCTTTTACATGACCGCGCTCAGTAATTCGGCTACCGCTGGTTTGCTGTACGTCACTCCTGTGGCAGATCAATCCTAAGAGGCTTAAATGGCTGACCCCGCAAAAGTAAACGACCAGAATATCTTGCCTGTACAGGCGTTATTCAATCTTGATAACTCATTCAATACGTTTATCGGGCAGGGTCAGCCCTTTTACGCTACTGTTAAACCGCAACAATCGGGCTTACAGATCACCAATAGCACGATTGATAGCACGACAATCGGCGCTACAACTCCGTCTACTGGGGTTTTTACCAATATTCAGACAACAACAGGGCAAGTCATTAACTCGCCTGTTAACTCCACTGACATTGTTAACCTATTTACCCTTCAAGCGTATGCCGCTGGTTTGTATTGGAAAGCGCCAGTTCAAGCCGCAACAACAGCAAACATTACCTTGTCTGGCCTTCAGACAATAGATGGTTACACAACGTTAGCTAATGACCGAGTATTGGTAAAAAATCAATCTAATGCTGCAAATAACGGCATTTATGTGGCATCCGCAGGTGTTTGGACTCGTTCTTCGGACATGAATACATGGTCGGAAGTGGTGAGCGCCATTACATTTGTTGAAAACGGCACAACTCAAACAGGAACAGGTTGGTATTCAACTGCTCAAAATGGCGGCACTTTAGGTGTGACAGCCATTAATTTTTCGTCATTTACTCTTTCTGCGCCTTACACAGCAGGAACTGGCTTGACGTTGACAGGTACGCAATTTAGCATTACCAACACAGGTGTGACCGCTTCGACCTATGGTTCAGCGTCTAGCGTCCCTGTTTTGGCGATCAATGCTCAGGGTCAAGTAACAAGCGCAACACCTACCTCAATTGCCATTGCTGCCTCGCAAATCACATCAGGAACTATCGCCAGTTCGTTGATTTCAGGCTCTTACACAGGCATCACAGGCGTTGGAACACTTACGGCAGGCACATGGAACGCTTCAACAATCGGAGTTCCCTACGGCGGCACAGGCGCAACATCCCTAACTGGATATGTGAAAGGGACTGGCACGAGCGCTTTGACAGCGGTGACTTCAATCCCAAATACGGACATTACTGGTTTGGGGACAATGAGCACACAGAACTCCAATTCTGTGGCTATAACTGGCGGGACGATTTCAGGGCTTTCTAGCCCTATCCCCGTGGCCTCTGGCGGCACAGGTGCGGCTACCCTATCAGGATATGTATTTGGTAACGGTACGGGCGCTTTTACGGCTTCTTCGACCATTCCTAATACAGCAATCACTGGCTTGGGAACAATGTCAACCCAAAACGCCAACTCCGTGGCGATTACAGGCGGGACAATTAATGGTGCGTCTATCGGTGCGACCACTCGGTCATCTGGCGACTTCACTACTTTGTCGGCTAATTCTGTTACCAGTACAACGCCAGTTTTGTCGTTCAATGCTTCCAACTCTATTGCTTCTTTTGGTAGCACAACCGCCAACTCATATAACCAGCTTGTTATCCAAAACAAGAGTACATCTGCTAGCGCTTCAACCAATTACGTTATCTCTAACGACATAGGTACAGATTCATCGTATTACGGTGAGTTTGGCATGAACTCATCTGTTTACTCATCTGGTACACCATCTGATTTTTACTCTATTAACAACGGGATTTATTTTTCTGGTCACGATGGAGACATTACTTTTGGGTCTGGCAACGGATATAAAAGCTATTTTGCTTGGGGTTCAACAGGCCAATATGCTCATGTAATCAACAGTTCAGGCGCTCTTGGTTTTTCAACAAACCTTGGAACAACTCCTGCATTAAGCGGAACAACAGGCTACGGAACTTCTGGCCAGGCCTTGGTTACAGGCGGTTCAACCGCTGCGCCAGCATGGGGTGTGGTCGGCATTAATGGAGGCGGTACAAATGGAACGGCTACTCCTACTGCTGGTGCTATTGCCTACGGCACTGGTACTGCTTACGCATTTAGTGCTGCTGGCTCTACTGGACAAGTCCTAACCTCAAACGGTTCTGGCACTCCCACATGGTCTACCCCTGCGTCATCCATCAGCCTCAGTGACGATACAACCACTAACGCCACTCGTTATCCTCTGTTTGCCAATGCAACATCTGGTACTGTATCGACTGAATATACAAGTTCCACCAAGTACCAATACAACCCTTCCACTGGTGTACTGACAGCCACAGGGTTCAGCGGCTCTGGCGCTTCTTTGACAAGCCTAACCGCTGGTAACTTGACAGGCACAATTCCTACTGGCGTTTTGGGCAATTCAAGCCTCTACATTGGCACGACAGCCATTGCCCTTAACCGAGCAAGCGCCAGCCAGACCCTGACAGGCACAAGCATTGACGGTAATGCTGGAACTGCGACCACAGCCACCACAGCGACTAACGCCACAAATACCGCAACCACTGACGATACGTCAACTAATGCGACCATGTATCCTGTTTGGAAAACAAACACCACAGGAAACTTGGGTGAGTATGTTTCTTCTACTAAATTAAAATGGAATCCTTCAACGGGAACTTACAGTGCTCCTATTTTTAATGTTGGAACAAACATTACTTTCCCCGATGGTTCTACACAAGTAAGTCATGCAGCGCCACAAGTTACTGTTTATACAAGTGGTTCAGGAACTTATACAACACCAACAAACGCTAAATATCTAACTATAAAAATGGTTGGCGGCGGTGGAGGTGGTGGCGGCGGCGGTGGCGGGACTAATAACGGTTCTTCAGGTGGAAACACCACATTTGGTTCGTCATTTTTAACCTGTAATGGCGGGTCGGGTGGAACATCTCAAAACAATAGCACTGTTGCTTATGGTGGCAGTGCAACTATTGGCTCTGGAGCATCTGGCATAGCTATTTCTGGAGGAAGTGGTAATGCAGGTGCTGCCTTTACAACTGTAGGAAATTATCAATCAGGTATGCCTGGTGGTGCTTCTGCTTTGGGAGGTAATGGTGCTGGTAATGCCAATGCAGCTTCTGGCGCTGGTGCAGCCAATTCAGGTGGTGGCGGCGGCGGCGGCGGTACAAATTCCTCAGGCGGTGGCATGGGAGGCGGCGGCGGCGCTGGTGGTTACATTGAAGCATGTATAAATTCTCCATCTGCAAGTTATTCTTATGCAATTGGTGCTGGAGGTTCTGGCGCTTCGGCGGGAACGAATGGTTTTGCAGGGGCTTCTGGAGGCTCTGGCATTATTTATATAACAGCTTATTTTTAAGGTAAAAAATGACTGTTTACGCAATTATTCAAGGCACTTCAGTAATCAATATCATTGATTATGAAAACGAGCCTTCAAACCCGCCGCCTGCATTTCCAGAAGGAACAATTGCAGTAATCGCAAATGGCGCAAGTGTTGGATGGACATATCAAAACAATATTTTTACTGCGCCAAGACCTAACGACATTCATGGTAATCCATGCAATAGCTGGACTTTAATCAACAATGTTTGGACACCTCCAACGCCTCAAAGTTCTGGAACTTATGGATGGGATGAGTCTAAGCAATCTTGGATTTAAAAATGACAACATTTAATTGGAAAATTTCAGAAGTCAAAGCCACAGATGGCTTGATTACCGAAGCCAAGTATCACGTTACTGCGATAGATGGTGATTATTCTGTGGATACAGAAGGATATTGGCGGTTTGGCGACCCAATTTTGGCCAAGCCTTATGCAGAAGTCACCGAGGAAGATGTGATTAATTGGGTCAAAGAAGATGCTACCCAACATGGCGAAAATATCATAGAATCACGCCTAGCGCAACAGCTTGCCAACATGGAAAAGAAAACCGTGTTGCCGCCTTGGGTTGCCCAAGTTTTCACACCAAATTTGGGTTAAATCATGGCTGTACCATTTGACATCATTAGCAGAGCATTAAAAGACATCGGCGCTTTGGAGGCAGGGGAATCTCCTACTCCTGAAGCCGCCGCAGACGCTTTTGATATGCTCAACGATATGATTGACCAATGGTCAAACGAAGATATGATGGTTTTCTACAAAACCGAGATCGTATTTCCGATTGTGCCTGGTCAAACGCAATACACGATTGGCCCTACTGGTAACATCAACGCCAGCTTTACAGGGTCTATTACTGGCAACGTCTTGACCGTCACGGGCATTAACTCTGGCGCTATTAACCTGAATCAGTATCTTAGCGGCTCGGGTATTACCGCAGGAACGCGCATTGTTGGCTTTTTAACAGGCGCAGGCAACAACGTGAACGAAGTTGGCACATACCAATTGAACGTCAGCCAGACCGTTGCATCCACCACAATCACAGGTTATTACGAGCGACCATTGGCGATTGATTCGTCTTTTGTACGTATTAACACTAACTCCAACGGTGTGCCAATTGTCAACGGCGGTCTAGATTACCCTGTTGCAATCTTGAATCTTGAAGATTACGAGATGATTGGCCTCAAGACGTTGAATGGCCCTTGGCCTAAAGCGATCTATTACCAGCCAACAGAGATTCTTGGAAACATTTATGTGTGGCCTAACCCTTCTCAGGGTGAGATGCACATCTTTGCCAATCAAATCTTTGCTAGATATAACACTTACTTTGACAACTTGGCATTGCCACAAGGCTATACAAACGCCTTGCGCTGGTGTTTGGCTGAACGCTTGATGCCTATGTATGGCAAAGCAAGTGCTACACAAATTCAGATGATTAATGCGTTTGCATCGCAGGCTAAAGCTACGGTGAAACGTACAAACATGAAACCACCTCAAGTATCTCGCTACCCTGATTCGCTGCTGGTTGGCAAATCCAAGGAT